TAGGATGTTCCCAGACCAGATGAAAAACCATACGAAGTATGACAGCGGAAGGTAGGGTATTATATGCTTTAGCATATGTTTCGGAATAGATGCTTGCCTACTGAGTTTGTTACTTCGTAACAGAATCGAGGTCTTTTGATTACCCTTTAGGGTAGCAAATGATTGAATAACATTTGATGCTGATCAAATTTCGTAGAAATTACATGCACTTGCGCTACGTCACGTCACATGATCATGCATTATGCGTCATGTTGCGCACATATGTGTGCAGATACAGGCACATATGCGGGGGCGGGCGAGCGCCATGGCGGGTGCGTACGTTACTATATACACGTAAATACAAAAATCAGGATTTTCAAACTGTAAACCACAGTACATGTACCTGTGCACACACTGTTACTATTTGTTATAAGAAACATATTAATAGAACTTTTTGTTCTATGCCCTACATAACCCTTGACAAGGTTTACTTTGTGGATATAACTGGTAATGTGGAACATTACGAAAGAAGAGAAATCATAATAATGAAAAGAAATTTTCTTGTAAAAGGCATTTAAACTGCTACATTATAAATGTAATGTTGACACAGTGAAGTATCTGTGCTAAAATCCAACAAACACTCCCCAGTGGTACACTCTCTTTGTACTACTAGAATTATTCCTTGACAATTATAAAGTTGTGACTATAACTATGCGTACTAGAGAAGGTCTAGTCGAAGCCGTATACGACTGCATCCGTAATAATATCTCGCTAGACACGATACATATTCCCCATTCAGATGTGTTCTTTGTAAGGGAGGCGCTAGAAGCTCGCTTTGACTGTGAGCTTTCTTTGCTTCAGGCAGAAGAATACATGAAAGAAGCAGGTTGGGTTGATGGCAATTCCAGAAAGAGTAAAGAACATAATGAAGGAGAATGGTCTTAGCGGCGTTAACAAGCCGAAGAAGACTCCTTCACATCCAACGAAGTCACATGTAGTGATGGCATCTGAGAATGGTAAGTACCAATTGATACGCTTTGGTCAACAGGGCGTTAAAGGTGCAGGTAAGAATCCTTCATCAGAAAAGGATAAAGCTCGTAAGCGTTCGTACTATGCTAGGCACGACGCTCAAGGTAAACCCACCAGTAAGCTATCTGCGAAGTACTGGTCTCATAAGGTGAAATGGTAATCATGGCTGAATCACAACACTCAAAGAATGTACGTAAGAAACCTTCTCCACAAGGCGAGTCTGCTAAAAAAGTTAAAGGTTATCTTGATCGTCTCTTTTCCGGGGATATTACTAAGAAGAAATTAGGCATCGGTGAATACAGCCGTGCCGCTAAAAATAAAGCCGCTAAAGATTCTAAGTCTATAGAAAAGGATGCGTCAGCTTCTCGTGCGAAGCGGGCGGCCATGGACAAGGTAAGCACTGAGCAAGGTAAGGTAGATCGTGCCAAGGCTCGTACTGAAGCGGCCAAGAAGAATCAAGCTCAGATCAAAGCTAAGGAAACAGCCAAGTCTAAAGAACCACGTACAATCGCTGAAGCGAAGCGTATGGGTAAGTCATACTACATCGGTAAGGATGGCAAGAAGAAAGCGGCAGTCACTGCTGAAGATCTGAAGAAGTCAGGTCACAAGACTCTCCGTGCTTATTTGAATGCTAAAGGCAAGAAGGCGACTAAGAAATGAAATCTGTACCTAAAGAGAATACTGGTTTGAAGAAGCTACCTACAGAAGTGCGTAACAAGATGGGGTACATGTCCAAAGGCGGTATGACTAAGAAAGCGTACAACAAAGGTGGCTACGCTAACTGCGGAGCTTCAGTTGCACCAAACGGAAAGAGTAGAGCATAATGGCAGAAGCAAAGACTGACGATGTACGTCTCGCTGAACTAGTCGCTAAGACTAAAACAGACAAAGGACTAAGCGAAGTCCGTGCAATGGCGAATGGCAAGGACCGTGATGCAATGTTGGCACGTGCGGCGTTACGCCAGAAAGGTGGTGCAGAGGGACAAGCCAACTTCCCATCTGGTAGCACTGAGATGATGGACGGTGGAATGGCTCGTGGTAAAGGTAACAGGATGTACCAACACAACTACGCAACTGGCGGTAAAGTTGTAGATCATCTTGGAGGTAAAAAGTAATCAATGGCAGTAAACGTTACCCGTCCCTCACGGTTCAAGAGCTATGGCTTACACGCTATACTTGATAATGTAGCGTACACTGCGTACACCTGCCCTCCAAACACTGTAGCGTACATGTCACTGGTGTTTGTGTCTAACGCAAGTTCTAGTGCGTCTGATGTCATTGTTCAGTGGGATGATGATGACAGGGGAACACCGATTACAATCATCGGCGGTAAGAATTTATCTCAGGCTGAGTTCATTCAGTTATCAGGTTCTTTTCTTGTGTTAGAAGAAAACGATACAATGAAGATAACTACAGCGAATACTTCCGGTGGTAATAACCCAGATGTCAGTATTATTGTTACTGTTGAGGAGGTATTCTTACCAAATGGCTAAAGGTGTAAAACATTACTTTAGAGATGGTACAGAGTACACTGGTGCTACTCACAAGGACCCTAAAGGCAAGCTGATGTCTGGCGCAAGACACACAAAAAATAGTAAGTATTTGTATCATTATAGTGAGCTATCCCAAACAGCACAGAAAAAAGCTAGGCCAGTAAAAATGGCTAAAGGCGGGAGCACAGTGAATGCATCAGGTAACTACACACAGCCCGGTATGCGCAAAGGACTTTTCAACACTATTAAAGCAGGCGGAAAGGGTGGTGCCCCCGGTCAATGGTCGGCTAGAAAAGCTCAAATGCTCGCAAAGCAATACAAAGCAAAAGGTGGTGGATACAAATCATGAAAGCACCCCAGAAGTCTTTAAACGCTTGGACAAAACAGAACTGGCGTACCAAAAGTGGGAAGCCCTCTACTCAAGGCCCCAAAGCTACAGGGGAGCGATATCTACCGGCGAAAGCAATTACAAGTCTTTCGGCCAGCGAGTATGCGGCTACTACGAAAGCCAAACGGAAAGCGAAGGCCGCAGGCAAACAATTCTCCGCACAGCCTAAGAAGGTAGCGCAGAAGACAAGACAATACAGGAAAGTATAATGGCTCGTAAGCTGACGGAAAAACAACAGAAGTTTTTAGATGTTTTATTTGAAGAGGCGAACGGTAGCCTCGTGGAAGCAAAGAAACTTGCAGGTTATTCAGAAACTCAGTACACTGGATCAATCGTAGAATCTCTTAAAGATGAGATACTAGAACGTACTAACCTGTATCTAGCGCAGTCTGCACCACGTGCGGCAATGGCAATGGTAGGAGCGTTATCTGATCCTACGGAGCTTGGCATCAAAGAAAAAATGCAAGCGGCTAAAGAAGTGATGGATCGTGTAGGCATTATCAAGTCTGAGAAGATACAAGTTGAATCAACAGGTGGTGTTATGGTTTTACCACCTAAGAAGACAGAGGATGACGACTAATAGATCTGCAGGCAAATGGATACTACCACAGCCAAAAGACGTTATCGCAGACGAAGACTTTTTATCTATACCTAGAATAGCACGTACTATTCCATTTGGTTATATAGAAGATCCTGACGATAACGATATGTTATTACCAGTGCCTAGAGAATTACGGGCACTAGAAAAAGCGAAGAAATACTTACAGCAGTATTCTTATAGGGAAGTTGCTAACTGGCTAACAAAACAAACAGGCAGAAGCATTTCTCATATGGGACTGAAGAAACGGATAGATAGTGAGCAATCCCACAAAAGACGAAGCGCAACTCTCCGTGAATGGGCCAGAAGGTACGAAGCGGCGATCTCCAAAGCGGAGAAGCTCGAAAGGTCGAGGCTCGGCGCAAGGCGGTCTAGAATCGAAGAGTCCGAAGACGCAGAGCCAACCGAACATAGAGGTCAAGCTTGATCCACAAGAACCGGATGAGTTTGAACCCATACGCCCAGAAGAAGAGCTTAATGTAATATTTAAACCTAACCCCGGACCGCAGACTGAGTTCTTGGCATCTGGAGAAAGGGAAGTTTTGTATGGGGGTGCCGCTGGTGGCGGTAAGTCATACGCAATGCTCGCAGATCCTCTCAGGTTCATGGGTCACCCCTCCTTTAGTGGGTTGCTATTGCGGCATACGAATGAGGAGCTTAGAGAGCTTGTATGGAAGTCTCAGGAGATGTATCCAAAAATCTGGCCGGGGATAAAGTGGTCAGAAAGAAAGATGCAGTGGACTGCCCCTTCAGGCGCAAGACTTTGGTTTTCGTACTTGGACAGAGACGAAGACGTTATGAGATACCAAGGTCAAGCATTCAGTTGGATTGGCTTTGACGAATTGACCCAGTGGCATACGCCATTCGCATGGGATTACATGCGTTCTCGTTTGCGTAGTACGGCAGGAGATCTGCCAACATACATGCGAGCAACAACAAACCCCGGTGGCCCCGGACATGCATGGGTGAAGAAAATGTTTATTGATCCTTCACCTCCGGGTAAAGCATTTCATGCGACAGATATTGAAAGTGGTAAGACCTTAGTGTATCCAAAAGGACACTCTAAAGATGGACAGCCATTGTTTAAACGTAGGTTTATTCCTGCGATGTTAACTGACAACCCTCATCTGTATGATCTAGGGGACTATGAAGCGATGCTCTTGTCTCTGCCTGAGCATCAACGGAAACAATTGTTAGAGGGTAATTGGGATGTTGCAGAAGGTGCGGCGTTTCCTGAGTTTAACAGGCAAGTACATGTCATTGAGCCATTTGATATACCTAATAATTGGGTTAAATTCCGTGCTTGCGATTATGGTTATGGCTCCTATTCTGCTGTTGTTTGGATTGCCTGTACTCCTGATGAACAGCTTATTGTGTATCGTGAGCTATATGTTAGTAAGGTTCTGGCGACTGATCTTGCTGATATGGTGCTTGATATGGAATCGTCCGATGGAAACATCAAGTACGGAGTTCTGGACAGTTCATGCTGGCATAAAAGAGGTGATACTGGGCCTTCGCTCGCTGAACAGATGATTCAGAAAGGATGTCGATGGAGACCATCAGATCGTTCTGCAGGCTCCCGTATCGCAGGCAAGAACGAGCTACATCGAAGACTACAAGTAGACGAATACACAGAAGAACCAAGATTACAGTTCTTTAATACTTGTACAAATTTAATTTCTCAATTACCGATCATTCCTTTGGACAAGAGAAACCCAGAGGACATTGATACTAAATCTGAGGATCACTTATATGACGCATTGCGTTATGGTGTAATGAGTAGACCTCGTTTCTCTATTTGGGATTACGATCCTGCTCATCAACGAACTGCTAGTTTTGTACCAGCAGATAGCACATTTGGGTATTGATACTTATGGCTGAATTTGACAACTATGATAACCCCGATCAAGAAGCGCAGATAGCGTTAGAAGATGCGCAGTCTTACAGCGAAGAACCCACAACCCTGTCCGCTTTAGTTTCTTTTGTATTGGAAAAGTATAAGAAGTCAGAAGATACTAGAAGACAAGACGAAGAAAGATGGCTACGTTCCTACCGGAACTACCGTGGCATATACGGACCGGATGTTCAGTTCACAGAAGCTGAGAAGTCAAGGGTTTTTATTAAAGTAACTAAGACTAAGACACTTGCGGCGTATGGTCAGATCATTGATGTTTTGTTTGCCAACAACACGTTTCCTATTTCCGTAGAGCCTACACAATTGCCTGAAGGTGTCAGTGAAGCTGTTCACTTTGATCCACAAAAGAATGAAGCTGAAAAGCAAATGGGTATTGAGGGTGGACTTTATGGATTCTCTGGCGATGGTAAAGACTTACCTCCGGGGACACGCCTAAGTGACTTATTAAAACTTGGCCCTCTTGAATCAAAGCTTGCAGAAATTGAAGGCTTGACCGCAGGTCCGGGTGTCACCCCGTCGGCAGTTACATTCTTCCCCGCCCTTGCCGCCGCAAAGAAGATGGAGAAGAAGATTAAGGATCAGTTAGAAGAATCTAACGCAACCAAGCAATTGCGGTCTACTGCATTTGAGATGGCTTTGTTTGGTACAGGTATCATGAAAGGTCCATTCGCTTTAGATAAAGAATATCCAAACTGGGATGAAGAAGGAGAATACTCTCCGGTTATCAAAACCGTTCCGTTAACTTCTCATGTATCTGTATGGAACTTCTATCCTGATCCAGATGCATCAAACATGGACGATGCGCAATACGTAGTTGAAAGACACAAGATGTCTCGCTCTCAGTTACGTTCTTTAAAAAAGCGGCCTTTATTCCGCTCACAAGTAATTGACGATGTGATTGATCTTGGTGAAGGGTACGTTAAGAAGTATTGGGAAGATGATCTTCGTGATTACCAAACAGACTACGACATTGATCGATTTGAAGTTCTTGAGTATTGGGGCATGGTTGACCGTGATGTTCTTGAACGTGCCGAAGTCGATATTCCAGAAGAGTTTAGTGACTCTGACGAAGTTCAAGCAAACATTTGGTATTGTAATGGCCGCATTTTACGTGCAGTTATCAATCCTTTTAAGCCTGCCAACATACCATACTATGCAGTTCCGTATGAGTTAAACCCATACTCATTCTTCGGGGTAGGTATCGCAGAAAACATGGACGATACACAAACCCTGATGAACGGTTTTATGCGTATGGCGGTGGACAACGCAGTCCTTTCTGGTAATCTTTTGATTGAGATCGACGAAACAAATCTCGTACCCGGACAGGATCTTTCAGTGTATCCCGGTAAAGTATTCCGCCGACAGGGTGGCGCTCCGGGGCAAGCTATCTTCGGCACCAAGTTTCCGAATGTTGCTGGAGAAAACCTGCAGTTGTTTGACAAGGCCCGTGTTTTAGCGGATGAGTCAACAGGCTTCCCTTCATTTGCTCATGGACAGACTGGTGTATCTGGCGTAGGCAGAACAGCATCTGGAATATCTATGTTGATGAATGCGGCATCTGGCGGCATCAAGACTGTGATTAAGAATGTTGACGATTACTTATTGTCACCTTTAGGTAAGTCAATGTTTTCTTTCAATATGCAGTTTGACTTCGATCCTGAGATCAAGGGCGATTTGGAGATTAAGTCCCGTGGAACAGAATCTCTGATGGCTAACGAAGTACGCTCACAACGTTTGATGCAGTTCTTACAGGTAGCATCTAATCCATCTCTTGCACCGTTTGCCAAGTTCCCATACATTGTACGTGAGATCGCCAAGTCCATGGATCTTGATCCAGACAAGGTAACTAACTCAATGGAAGAGGCGGCAGTTCAGGCACAGTTAATGAAACAGAATCAACCTGAACAGCCAGCCGCTCCCGCCACAGGTGGGCCGCCGTCCCCTCAAGATACAGCAGGAACAGGCGGAGGCAACATTGGTATAGGACAAGCCCCAGTACCGGGTGAACAAGGATTTACAGGAAATGCAAGTGGACCAGAACCGCAAGCAGGTGGTCAGCCGCCTCAAGCCCCTATGCAGTAATAAGCGCCAGTGGGACGCTTTTTGTGACTATTTAGACATTATGATATCTGAACAACATAAAAAACTAGAGCAGTCAGACAACATAGTATCCATTCATCAAGCGCAGGGAGGAATCTCTGCATTAAGGTATTTAAAATATTTAAGAGACGAGGCTTTGGCTGATGGCTGAAAAAGTCGGAGTACCAACGGGACAGATCAGTGGAGCGGGACGACCCGTGTTCAAAACGCCTGAAGGGGAATTAGTGTCAGAGAAATCTGTGACAATTCCAATGGGAACAAAGTTTATAAACATCCCATCTATTCACGATGGCGTTCAGTATTCTGAAGATGAAATCATAGATATGCTCAAGGACAATAAAATTGAAGCTACGAGTGTGCACGATTCCATGGAAGAGGCAATTGAAGCCGCAAAGGCACGTAGTTCAAAGTTATTAGATAGAGGCGGTAGTATGGAATCACAAATGGAAATGTTTGAAGAGGGTGGCCTTAAAGACGAAGGAGGAACAGTTGACCCCATATCTGGAAATGAAGTCCCCGCAGGATCTACTAAGAAAGAAGTCAGAGATGATATTCCTGCACAACTTAGCGAAGGTGAATTTGTTTTTCCTGCTGATGTTGTTCGTTATATCGGTCTAGAGAATTTAATGAAGTTACGCCAGAAAGCAAAGATGGGCTTATCAAAGATGGAAGCTATGGGGCAGATGGGTAACTCAGATGAGGCTACCATGGATGATGATGGTGAATATGAAGGTGACATCGATGACATGATCGATGATTTTGAAATGGAAGAAGCTACTCGTAGTTTTGCAGTAGGTGGCTACAACCCACCGGCTGGCGAGTACCAAGCGTCTTTCGCTGTGCCTAACTTCGATCCGATGAAGAATTTATTTGGTAATGCACAATCTAACACGAATTATGTTCCATCATTTAAAGAATTTATGGGCGGTCCTTCCATACCACAATACGAAACAAAGCAGTTTATTGGCCCTAACAACGAAATGATTTCTATTACTTTTGTTAATGGTGATCCTGTTCAACCGATCCCGCTCGGATATAAAGAGTACAAAGGTGGTCCAGTAGGAACGGTTGAAGAGACTACAGCAGATAATATGGCTGATATGAGTGATGATGGGGCTGGGAGCGACGACAGGGAAAGGGAAGAAGAAGACCGGAAACAGTACGAAAATTTCGTCAATAGCATGGAGCGTTTAGCTAGTTTCGATCCTGCATTTAAAGAGTATTGGGATAACAGTATTCAAGGTAAAGCGAACAAAACAAAAGGACTTGAAGGTCTTAAAGGTTTTAATGCAATCAAAGCCATAACAGAAGCTTTTGAGACAGGAACTAAAGCAACGGAAGCATATAAAAACATTGCTGAACAGTATGGTCTTGACATAGACAATTATAAAAACACGGGCATTAAAGGATTCTTCGATGCTTACGACGAAGCGAAGTTAATGAACGATGTTATCGCCATGGAAGATATGGGCATGGGGGATGTTGTAGTCGATGATGAAACTGCGGAGCAAAAACGGCAAACCAGACGGGGGCTAACACCTACTGAAGCTGAACAAAGATCGGATGCAACCGGCTTCTCCCGTGCGGCGACTGAAGCATTAGCTGATGCTGATGTAGATGTGCAAGCGGCCTTTGAAGATGAGATGAAGAAGCAACAGGAAAGAATAGAACAAGAGAAGAAAGCCCGTGACACTGGCGAAGATAAAGATGATGATGGAGGGCTTAGCAAAGGAGAAAGCCCTACAGGAGATGATGTTGCTGGCACACCATTTTCAATTGGTGGCTTGGGCACTAAAAAACGTGGACGTAGGTCTTCACGTAAAAAATGATCTGTGTTATACTGGCTACCTAACGCCCTCAAAAGCTACCGTTAGCCCCAGACAAAGGAAAAATTAATGTCAACAACTACAACCGAAATGACTGAAAAGGTCGAACAAGTCAAAGTTGCATCTGGCTTTGCTAAGCGCAATGCAAACAAGAAACGCATTGAAGACGAAGAGGCTGAACTTGAATCCTTACTAAAAGGCAATCAAGGAGAAGAGGAAACTGAAGAGTCAATTGACGACGGTCCTGAACCTACGAGCGCAGAGGAAAAGACCTTTAAGAAAAGGTACGGCGATTTGCGCAGACATTCGCAGAAGAAAGAGACTGAGTTACAACAACAGATTGATGAGCTACGCACTCAGCTAGAAGCATCAACTAAAAAAGAGATTAGTTATCCAAAATCAGAGTCGGAACTTGAGTCTTGGATCCAAAAATATCCAGACGTTGCAAAGATCGTAGAAACAATTGCGATGAAGAAAGCCCACGAACAGGCTTCTGAGTTTGAGAGCAAGTTTAAACAGATTGACGAGATGAAGCTTCAGGCGCAGAGAGAAAAGGCCGAAGCAGAATTGATGCAGTTGCATCCAGACTTTGAACAAATTCGTGACACAGATGATTTTCATAACTGGGTTGAACAGCAACCTAAGTGGGTAATGGATGCGCTGTACGATAACGATAGTGATGCAGTATCTGCCGCTCGTGCGATCGATCTGTATAAAGCTGATATGGGTATCACAGCAAAAGCTAAGTCATCTAGTAACAAGGATGCGGCTAAGGCGATTGGTACACGTTCTGAGCGTTCCTCTCCTGAGAGCGATGAAACTAAATCATACATTAAGGAGTCAGATGTTAACCGTATGACTGCTCAACAGTATGAAAAGAATGCTGATGCCATTGCAGAAGCTATGCGCTCAGGTAAGTTTATTTACGATTTATCTGGTTCAGCACGATAAAGTGTTGACAAATAATATTTTCTGGATATAACTATATGCAGAATCTAGTGGCCCCGTAAGGATACCCACACATAACCTGAAATAAGACAAACTGTTATGATAACTTCTGGCCGGTCGTTAAAGTAATAGGGAGTCTTATTTCACCTTCACAGAACACCCAAACTACGCAGGCCGTATGATCACTTTGGCCGGTGAACATACCACCCTGATGCTAGATGGCCTCTGGCGAAGTTACACATAACCTTAACCCTATGCTATATAAGGAGTGTCTCTCATGGCATTTACAAGCGCATCGGGCTATGGCAACCTTCCTAATGGTAACTTTAGCCCAATTATCTACTCAAAGCAGGTACAGCTTGCTTTCCGTAAGTCTTCTACTGTAGAAGATATTACTAACAACGATTACTTCGGTGAAATCGCTCAGATGGGTGATTCAGTGAAGATCATCAAAGAGCCTGAAATTTCAGTTCAAGCTTACACTCGTGGTTCACAAATCACAGCGCAAGATCTTGACGATGAAGATTTCTCTCTTGTAATCGACAAGTCGAACTACTTCGCATTCAAGATCGACGACATTGAAGAAGCGCACTCACACGTGAACTTCATGCAAATGGCTACAGATCGTGCGGCGTATCGTTTGCGTGACCAGTATGACCAAGAAGTTCTTGGCTACCTGTCTGGTTATGCTCAGTCTGCTTTGCATTCTGCTGGCGACACTGTCAACACAACTGTAAACGGAACTAAGGCAGTTACTTCTGCTGGCTCTGACGAGCTTCTCGCTTCTATGAAGCTTGACGCTACTGACTTCAACCTCAACGATGGCGGTGCCGCTGTTTCTGGTGAAGCAATTGTAGTTGTTCCACGTTTACCGGGCGTATCTTCTCTTCCAACAGCTAACGCTTCACCTCTTCAGGTGATTGCTCGTATGGCCCGTTTGCTTGATCAACAGTTTGTTGACACTAACGGTCGTTGGTTGGTTATTGACCCAGTCTTCGCTGAAACTTTGAAAGACGAAGATTCTCGTCTCTTCAACTCAGACTTCGGCGGTTCTGGCCTCCAGAATGGTCTTGTTATTAACAACCTGCACGGCTTCCGTGTATACGTTTCTAACAACATGCCTGCTGTTGGTAC